AACCAGTGTTTGTAAAATTCAGTATCTAAAGGAGGAAATAAAATGGCATCAACTACATTTGGAAATGTTCGTATTTCTGAATTACAGGGCAGGGCTGATTTTGCTGATTTGATGGTATACGGCCTGAACCCATTACTGCTGGAGGGTGCAAATGAAGAGCCTTCTCAGTTTGAAACAATCTTCCAGAGATTTGAGCTTACTCGCAACCATATCCCGTTCCCTACATATAAGGGATTGGTTGTTGGCAAAATCGAGGAAGGCCAGGAAATTCCGTTCATCAGCCTGGGTACCGGAACGCAGACAATCTCTGCTGAGGACTACGGCGTAAGATGTGGTTTCACCCATCAGATGATTAGGGATGATCAGGTTGACGTAATGAAATATACCACCATGGAGCTTGGTAAGGCCCATACCAGAACTAAGAACCGTGTTGCATTTGCAGCATTGGAATCCGGAGCTGGTAACAGTAATGCTGCTACAATTTCCGGTACTCTGGCAATCAAAGATATTAGGGATGCAAAGAAGGCAGCGGCACAGTTCAAGGAGGACGGCACCAATATCCCTCGTCCCGTACATTTTACTCACCTCATAATGAATCCAGACCAGCAGGATGACCTGATTCCTGATACCCTTGACAAGACACCTCCTGGCATTGTACTCGATCCGAATACTGGCGATATCCGTGGCGTAGCCGGACTCTCGGTAATCGTTACTGCATGGGTTACTCCCGGTGTTGCACTTCTTGTAAGAGCAAAGGACAAACTCCTGTATTGCGTAAGAGAGGAACTCAAGCTCGACAGGACAGAAAACTTCGCAAATGCTGCTGAGGAAGTACGTACTCTGGAAGCTTATACATTCGCCGTATTGTACGGAGATAACGTGTATAAAATTACCGGGTGTTAAATCCGGCACAATATCAGCTGACAATGGGTGGATATGCTATAATTGCTATCTGCCCATTGTAATTATTAGGAGGAGATAGTAATGGCAAAACAGATTAATACGAAGGTTACAGCACCAACCCCAGAATTGAGTGGATCAACGGAATTAAATAAGGCCGAACATGCAGAAACAGGCGCTGGCATTGAGAAACAGGCTGACAATGCATCGGAAGAACCGGAAAAGCCATCTGAAACAGAGCCAGGGCACGAGTCAGAAGAACAGCAGGAGCCAGAGCAGGATAAAGTACAGGCAGCCGGAGTACTTGTAAAATACATCGGAGCAAGTATCTGGAGGGACGAAGAAGGTAAGTATTGGGCATCGGAGAAGAAGTCCGATAACATCCTCATAGAACGTCAGTTTACCGCCGAAGAGTATGACAGGCGTGATGATATCAAATTCATGGTGCAGTATGGCGAAATGAAGGCAACGGAGTTACATTTCTAAGAGGTGCTATATGAGTAATATTGTGAGTACACCGGAGGATTCAAGAAAAATAAGAATATTAAGGAATGCATATCAGAAGCTTGATTCGCTTCCATTGAGCTTCAATATGCCAGCATATGATGATAGTATTCCTGATGATGTTGTTGAGAGGTATTTCAAAGTAGATATGTCTGACACAATACGTGAGACTGGTATATCTATGTCTGATATCATTGACAACTCTGTTGATGAAATGCAGTTCGAGAATAGGATTGTATATCATGCACTTAAGAGATTCAGGCTGACAGCATCAGTATTCTTCAAATTTAGTACTGCTGTTGACGGCAAGACTATCGATAAGACACAGATTCCAAAGATGCTCACGGCGATACTCGCAGAGTATGAAGAGGAATATAAGAAATGGAGACTGGGAAGTATAGGTAGCCTATGGAACAGGAGTGCGACAAAGAGGAGTGAGTAGAAATGTCAATGATGTTAACTGGTGGCGACATAGAATTTATGAAATGTTCTGTGCGTGATGTTATCAATCAATGGCATACTACAATAACAATAATGCAACCATTGCCAGTGGACAAGCAGCCTAACTATAGTATGTTATTGCATGAGTTCACTGGCAAAGTTGTATATGAAACTATTGTAGTGCCAGCAGAACGCAAGGATTTAGTAAATAACTATACCAATGATTTACCTCCTACAGATGTTGAGTATGGTGAAAAGAATGCAGGTATTATATTGTATGCAATACACAACATACTGCCTAAATTTGATGAAAATGGTAATCAGATTGGTGTAGCTACATTTAAACCACACAAGCAGTCAATAATTGCTATCGATGATACTAATGATAGATATTATATATCTTCTATACGTGATAGAATTGGTGAAACTCTTATTACGATAAAGAGATATGTTGGAGCGGTTCCAGATGGGTCTATGGAGATAAACCAAGAGGATATGCCACATGATGGGTTGGGTGAGGAATAATGATTACTGTTAAAATTAAAGGAGTCGACCAAGTTGTTAGGTCATACAACAGAAAGGCTGATGGTGTCGAAGATGCACTTACCGAAGGTACTATAGAAGCGTCTGAATACATAATAGACTGTATAGAGGATAAGTTCGGCAAATATCAGCCTAGGTGGCCACAACTCAAACCTGATACTATAATCAAGGAAGTTAAAGCAGGAGCTGGTTCAAATGCCAATAAGCCATTAATTGAGTTCGGAGACATGATGTTTTCATTTACATCAAAAATATCAGCAAGAACACGTAAGCATTTGGTTCATATATTATCTGACGATCCAAAACTTATACATCACATGTATGGCGCACCAGCAGCAGGAGTCCCTAAGAGAGACCCTGTTAGACCAACTATAAAGGAGGAAAATGATAAATGTCTTGACATTATAAGGAAAGCTGTTAGGAGGGTACTAAAATGATAAAGACGATGATTGCGATAGAATACAATGTCCTCATGACCATACTGAAGTTTCTTGGCGATATGATGCCAATAATATCTATGGATTACGGTATGAATGGTGTTAATGTTCAAATATTACCAGCATATCCTGCCGACCTAACTAGTCTAAAAAAGCCATCTATCATTGTGAGGAAGGTTGATACCAGACAGTCAAAGGTTGGTATTGGTAATGTACTAGGTCAGTATTTTAATAATGATGAAAATCGTTATTACGATATTGTCGGTAAGATGCATGAGATAATGATACAGATTGATGTTGTATCAAGCAACTCTGCAATGAGGGCATTACTTGAATCTATGGTTGCTGATGGAATATTCAACCATACAGCATATACCAATGGTGGCAAGATTATACTGTATGATTTCACCGTAAATGAAAAGGCACCAACACAGATTGGATGCATAAAACTCATTAGTGACCCAATGGTCAGAGATCTATACGATGATAAATCAACAGATATGAATTACATTGGTATAATAAGACATAAGTTATCGGTAGTGCAGACAATTGTACCAAAACAGGAATATGTTGATTTATCTAAGTGGGTAAAACAAACATATAAAATAATATTATAAGGAGGAGTATTTAAATGGCAAATAAGATCACTGGCAGTACAGATACTAGCGGTGCATTGACAGTAATTCCTAACATACCTAAAAGTGTATTGGTAGTCGCAAGGGTTGCCGGAAGTACCACCAAAAGTGTCGAGCCGAAGAAGATCTTCCAGATTTACGGCACAGCTGATGCCATCGCATCATTTGGTGCGGATAGTATTGCACCAAAGATCGTGAAGGTACTGATTGCAAATGGTGTAGACAACATTAAGGGAATTATCGTACCGGAAGCACCGGAATCGTCCGCAGAGGATACCACATACAAAGATTCACTTGAGGTATCAATGCTTGACAAGACAATCAAGTGCATTATTACTGATAGCGATGATGCAAAGGTTATTGCTGCTGTTAAGGATCATCTGATTGTTGCAGAGAGTAATGATATGTTCAGATATTCAGTATTTGGTACAACCAAGACCACACAGGCGGAGCTGGCACAGTTTGCAAAGACTGTAGACAGCAACAGAATCTTCATCGTTGCACCACAGATGTTAATTGGCACAGAAAATGCGCACCAGCAGATTTGCGCAGCAGGATTAACTGCAGCAATTATGGTTGAGACAAGTGACCCTGCACTCCCAATGAATGGTGTTAATATTAAGGGATTTAGTGGTGTCGGTATCCTGATGCTCAGTGCAGAAATGGATGCTCTCGTTAAGGCCGGTGTAACTCCAATTTACGATGAGGATATGACACCTGCAATCTGGAGACTTGTAACATCAGCACAGAATGACCAGGTATGGCAGGAAGGTTCCACAAGGTTCATCGCAGACTATGTGCTCGAGTCAGTTGAGAACATGCTTCGCAAGAACTATAAGAGAACCAAAAATGTGACACGTGTCTTAAATGCAATTAGGGATGATGTAAAGCTCACCCTGCAGACACTCAACGAACTGGAAATTATCGAGAATTTTGATGAGAGTACAGTAACTGTTTCGAAGGATCCTGCCGACAGGTATGGAGCATTGATTGATTATGAGTTCGATGTTGTGACACCATTGTACACCATCACCATCAATCAGCACCTTAAACTCTAATAAATAAGGAGGTAAGAAGAATATGGATACTCCATCAATTGGTGTAAACATTACAACTAGTAATGACATTTTCATCGAGATTTCCGGTAAGAGAATTGCTGGTGTCCAGTCCTACAGTACAAAGTATAATAAGGATTCAAAGCCGGTAGATGTGTTCGGCCAGGATATTCCTATTGGATATATCCAGGGTAAAAAGAAGCACACGCTGGATTTGTCCAGAGTATACCTTGAGGATACTGCAATTAGCGATGGGATTGACTTCTACTCGCTGGCAGATAACCAGTTCAATGTGGTAATCATCAAGAATGGCGAGAGAGTAACATATAAGGATTGTATTGTAACTGATATTTCCGAGGATGGTTCTTTGAACGATAAGGTACTCGAAAAGATTACTGTTCGGTCAGCCCCCACACAATGTTGCCACTCTCGGAAACGGGAGTGGTGCGTTTGATGTGGCGGTTGTATTACTATCAAATGACACAATGTTAAGTATAAATGAAGAGGTAGAAAGCAGATATCACCCTGTCACGGAGCATGGAGTGGAAGTTAAGAACCCCATAGATAATCCGAAGAACAGGGCGTTATATTATAATAGATTACTGTGCTATCATTGTATGCGCATACCAACTGATTTAAATACTAAGGTTGCATCAAGTACAGACGAAGTAGCATCTATGCTGGATGATGAGGATATTCAGAGAGTATGCGAGAAGTACAATGAGCTTATTGTCAATAAGGCACCTAAACTTGAGGTAATCACAGAGGAGGAACTCGATGAAATAAAAAAATATTTAGAGGTAACTCCATTGAGCGATATAAATACAGTGTCGCTAGTACATTTAAAGTACTTCCTTCAAACAGTGACTTCAAGTCAATGACGGACGAACAGTGGCTATGGCTATTCGTAAATCAGCGGATAGATAGTGAGGAGAAACTTGAACACATGTGTCCAAAGTGTAGGAGTGAGGTTACCTCTAAAGACAGGTGTATGAGATGTGGTACACACATTAATGTAGAAGAATCATTCATAAATCCAAATTTCGATATCGACAGGTATAATAAGCTTGCAGGTATAAGTGAGGAAGATGATTAATGAGTTAGGAGACAATATATGACCGATGAAGAAAAACTCATATTAAGCATAGAAGCCAATGACGAAGCATCGCAAAAAATCAGAAAAGTATCTGATAATGTTAGGGATCTTGGAAATGTTTCCTCTAAGATGGGTAGAGATATGGTTGATGGTGCATCCAAATTTGCATCGTCAGTTGAGGGAATGTTAAATAAGGTAAATAATGTTACCAGACACTACAATTATGCCATGAGTGGGTTTAACCGCATGGTTATAAATAATGTGAAGCAGATGGGTTCAGCCATATATGATTTTACAACTGAATCGGTCAAAGATTTCACTAAGTTTTCAGAACAGCATGCAAGAACT